CCCAATCTTTCACAAAAGGGGTTTTGAAAGGGGGGTGTCTGTAATGAGCGCAAGAATACCAGCCGAAGTCCATTTAATTCATGGCACTAAAGGCGAAAAAATGGGAACGCTCCTTCCCGAATCAGTTAAGCGAAGAATTCCCGAATCCGAGTGGATGGACAATCCTGAAGCTTGGAGCAAAAAAAGATTTTACGATGAAACCTCTGAATATCTTTACGATGTTTATGGCATAGGCTCGGATCAAGAGCGTCATGTCTTAACCATGCTAACAGATCAGATTGACACCTATGTGGATTGCAACCGCCATATTGCAGTTGAAGGATTAGTAACAACCTTTAATGATGGAAAGACTATTGGTCCATCGCCTTATGTATCTATTCGCAAAGAAGCTCTTAAACAAATTATTCTTTTGATGAATGAGCTTGGACTTACTCCAAAATCTAGGCTTGCTAAAACTAGCTCAATACCAACTTCAACTTTAGGAAAACTAATGTTAGGACCACAGGTTAAGAGATGAGTTTTTTAACAGGTGTTCAATATGCTCAAGATGTAGTTAAGGGCAATATTGAAGTTTGCAATAATATAAAATTAGCATGTCAGCGTTTCCTAAATTTTATGGAAGACAAGCATTGGGAATATGAATTCTTTCCTGAATATGTTGAACATGTATTAGATTTTGTATCTGTTCTTAAACACACTAAAGGTCCTGACGCTGGGCAACCAATAGTTCTTGAACCTTTTCAAGTTTTACTTCTTTGCGGTATCTATGGATTCCGTCACAAGAAAGACCATGAAAAAAGAATGACAACTGATGTCATTGTTTTTATTCCTCGCAAAGCTGGCAAATCAACTCTTACTGCAATTATAGGCTTATATGAATTAGCATTTAATGAAGCTGGCGCTGAAGTTTTTACTCTTGCGACTAACAGAGAACAAGCCACTATTGTTTTTGATGCAGCTCGCTCAATGGTTGAATCTATGCCCGATGAAATTAAAGAATGGTATCGAGTAAGCAAATATGAAATTGGCAAAGCTAATGATAGTCAAACAATGTTTAGAGCTTTATCTCGCGACAATAAAAAATCAGGTGACGGAAAAAATGCATCATGCGCTATTATAGATGAAGCGGCTCAAATTGCTGATCGCAATAGTATAGAAGTTATATTTTCAGGCATGGTTGCTCGAAAAAATCCATTAAGGATTTATATTACTACCGCATCATTTACTAAAGACACAAAGTTTTTTGAAGACCTAACTGCTTTTGAAACAATACTCAATGGCGATGCGCCTGACAATCCACATTGGTTTGGTTTGCTATATGGACTTGATCCGCAAGATAATTGGAAAGATGAAACTACTTGGGCTAAAGCTAATCCAATGCATGGCATATCTGTTTATCAAGAAGCAATCAAAGAAAGATGCGAACAAGCTAAATCAAAACCCGCAGCTCTTAACGAATTTCTTTGTAAAAGTCTTAATGTATATGTATCCGCTAACACCGCATGGATTGATCGTGACTACTGGGATAAATCTATAGGCGAAGATCAAGGCGATCCCGAAGAAGTGTTTATTGGATTTGACTTGGCTGCAACTCGCGACTTAAATGCAGTTTGCACTTTAAAACGATATGCTTCCGAAGATTATTATGCTGAATTCAAATTCTTTTTACCTGAAGAAGCGTTATCCTTGATTCCAACTCATTATCGTGGTATATTTGACCAAGCCGTTCAATCTAAAATATTGCATATTACAGAAGGCAATGTTATGGATGATCGCGAGATTTCCGAATATATAAAACAACAAGCTAGTTTATATAATGTCAAAGAAGTAGGCTATGACGCTTACAATGCAGCATCTTTAGTTGCTCGACTACATGATAATAGTATTCCCGTTAAAAAAGTTGGACAGGGTATGGCGGTTTTAAATAACCCATCCAAGCATGTTGAAAAGCTCATCATGCAAAACGCTATTAAACACAATGGCAATCCATTTGTGGGTTGGCAATTAGGCAATTGCGAAGTTTATACTGATGTCAATGGAAACATTAAGATCAGAAAAAACGAAGCAGATAAGTCAGCAAAGGTTGATGGTATAATAGCCCTTATTATTGCAATGCATTGCTCACTAGATCATCCATTGACTTCTACCTCATTTGGTTTTAGAAGCATATAAAGGAAAAACATGGCTATACTAGATATATTCAAAAGAAAACCAAATCAAAACGCGCAAGAAAGTAATACTCTTTTTGGTCAAACTGCCCTAGGAAATAACATTCTACGCAATGTTAAAGGACTAGGAACTCAATCAAATAACCAATTATTATATGTAACGACATCATCCGTTAATACCGCAGGTCGAGTATTGGATATGTCCACATTATCCCGTAACTCTACTGTTATGGCTTGTGTGAATGCAAAAGCTAGAGCATTAGCTCAATTACCTATTAAGATCATGGCTTATGACGCTGATGGCAAAATGGTTGATGCAATAACCGATCCTAATGTTTCAACTCGCGACAAAGCTAAAGCTAAAGCCGTATATAACTTACTAAATAATCCTAATAACTATCAATCTTCATACGAGTTTTGGTATCAATGGTCAATGTGGTATGACTTATCAGGCGAAACATTTACTGCTTTATGGCGTAAAGAGCAAACAAACTCTACGCTAACACCAATGGAAATGTATCTTTTAGATTCAACTTTAATTACCGCTCAAATTACTCCTACTCGTTATCCTACTTATAGATTATCGACTAGCACTTATGGTTTTAATAAAGATGAGCCATTAGATTATTTCCAAGTTATTCATGCTTCAGAAATGGCTTGGCAAGGTAGCGCTGGTTTTAATAAAGGTATTCTAGCAACTGAATTAGTATCACTAGATCAAGATATTGATTTATATAGTAATTTTATTATGCTTAATGGTGCTAAACCTAGCGGCATGTTTGTTACAGACCAGGTTATTCCTGATGCTAAATTTAAAGAAATAGCAGCAAGATTAAAAGAAGCATGGACTTCTTTAACAGGATCGCGTTCTACTGACTTATCTAAACCAGGACAAGGTATGTTGTTAGATAACGGCATGAAATATATGCCATTAGAAATGCTAACACTTCAAGATGCGGATGCAAGAGCATTGAAACAACAAACTATGAAGCGCATTTGCGGCTTGTTTGGTGTTCCGCCTGCAATGATTGGAATTGAAGAAGGCAAGTATAATAACACACAAACAATGCTTGACGAATTCTATAAATCAACAATGCTTCCGATTATTACTAACATTCAACAAAAATTTAAAGCAAACTTACTTGCTGGCTATCCAAACCTCTGTATTGAATTTCAAACTCAAGATTTTCTTAAAGGCGCACCGCTAGATCAAATGAATTATGCGGTTGCTGGTGTGAATAATGGTATAATGACACCTAATGAAGCGCGCGAATATCTTGGTAAGCAAAATATGGCAGGCGCTGACGAATTAAAAGATACATCAAAACAAGCTAAACCTATAAGTGGCACTTCACCTCAAGATACAGGTGGCGGTGGAAATACTTCTAGCGTTAATCGCACAGGTCAGGCAGGTAAAGCCTAATGACATTAAAAGAGTTGCTCGATAAATTAACCCAACAGGCTAAAAAAAGAAAACCTAAACCTGTTGATACTAACGGAATGAAAAAAAAGGGAGTTCCAATCCATGACTAAAGATATTAAATTTTTATTTGAATCAAAAGTAGCTCTAGGTGTTTCTGCCGATGAAGCTTCTGATGTTATGGGGGCTATTGAAGCTACTGTAACAACTTGGGGTGCTAGAGAAGGCGCTGATGGTCGTAAATTCAATTATATGCCTGAAGGTTTTGCACAATGGGCTGATGAGTTTGCTAAATCAGGTAAACCACTTCCAATGTATTTCCAACACAATGATATGTCAATGCCTGTAGGCGAATGGCAGGAATTTACATTTACCGATGAAGGAATGGATGCTAAAGGCAGATTATTTACAAACACAAGTGCTGGTAAAGACCTTTATACAATTATGAAAGAATCACCAGCTATGGTTGGCGGTGTATCAGTAGGTGCTTATGCTGATGAATATTGTATGGTTGATGCTGAAGGCATGGAAGTAGGCGCTGATGAAGATGGTTTCTTCCAAATTAAAAAAGGCGGTTTAAGAGAAGTGTCAATTGTTATGAATCCTAACAATTTAGAATGCAATATCTCGAAATTAGAGTGCTTTAGAGCTGATGGTTCTTTAGACTTAAAACTAATCGAGAAAGCATTGCGTGATGCAAAACTTTCAAGAAAAGATGCGACCACCGCGTCTTCAATTTTCAAACAAATTTTAGCAACTCGTGATGAGCCTGAAATTGAAATTGAAAATACACCTATTCAGAGTGAAGCTGATGCGGTGGTAAATGAAAATGAGGAAATTCTTAAAGCATTAGCTGAAAGAGAATTACTCAAAAAACTTAACAATCGTTTAAAAGGATAAATCATGTCAGAAAAAATTATTGAAAAATTAGACGCTATTGAAGCAGCTAATTTAGCAAAAGTAGAAGAAATCACTTCTTCTGTTGATGCTAAACTTGCTGAAACAGTAGCTTCTTTCGATGAAAAGGTTGCAGCTCTTGAAGCTAAAGTAGCTTCAGTTAGAGAATCAGCTCCAGTAATCAAAACATACAAAACTATCTCTCAAGAAATCAATCGTTCTGTTAAAGAACAATTAAAAGGTTTCCTTGGTAGCCGCGTAGAAAAAGAACTTAAAATGTTTGCAGACGAATCACATTATGATGCTTACATGAAGGAAGCTTCAGCATTAACAGGTTCAGGCGCTGGCATCGGCGGTGTAACTGCTTACGATCCAGTATTTGTTACACTTCGTTTAGCTAATCCACTTCGTGGCGTATCTCGTTCTGTTGCAACTGATGGCGCAACATATCAATTCCGCGCTAAAGTAGGTAATGCTGGTGTGGGTTGGGGCTATACAATTAATAACAACACAACTGGCGGTGTTAATCCAACTACTATTGATACAAACATTTGGCAATTAACATTGCAAGATTTGAATGTTCAATTTCCAATCAGAACTGCAGCTCTTGACGACATCGATGGTTTAGAAAGCAATGTTGTATCAGACATGTTAGCTGAATTTGCACAAAACGAAGCTCTCTCTATGATCCAAAATAATGATCAAGCTGCTCAATCAGCAACTAATCCTTATGGTGGCACAAATGGCTTACGCGGTTTAGATCAATACGCTGGCTCTAATGCAACATACGCTGGTGGCACAGTTTCTACTGCTGCTTTTGGCACAACAGGCACAGGTTCATCAAGTGGCTTACATTCATTGGCTACTTATGACCAAATCACAACAAACGCTAACACAGTAGGCGCTGCTAATATCAAGTATAAAGATGTAGTGAATTTTATCTATTCTTTACCACAACAATATTGGACAGAATCAGCAAAATTTGTTGTAAACCCAGTTTTACTTCAACAAATTCGTGGTTTAGTGGATGACCAAGGTCGCCCTATCTATGTTGATGGTTTAGCTAGAACTGATGGCATTGTTGGCACATTGTTAGGCTTTGATGTTGTTGTCAATAAATATCTTGACAATCCTTCACAAGCTGCTACTGGCTCTGCTGGAACAACTAGCTTGTATCCAATGTATTTCGGTGATTGGCAAAGAGGTCATACAATCGTGGATCGTTTAAATATGGTTCTACGAAGATACGACCAAACGCTGCCAGGATCGATAACATTCTATGGTGAAAAGCGTTTAGCAACTTCTGTTGTTGATCCTTTTGCTATTATTCGTTATAGATCAACAGGCACTTCTACTAACCCTGCGTAGTGGATTGGGAAAGGGCGGAGCAATCCGCCCCTTCTTTTTAACTTATTTAGGAAAGAAAAATGAATACAACCGAAAGAATTTATAACGGAATCAAACAAGCTTTAACGGAAGGCGAAGCCAAAGTTAAGTTATTTGAGGAAGCAAAAGAAGTAGAAGAAGCTTCTGCTTTGACAGGTAGTGGTTTAAATATTGGTGGTAGAACATTTTTTGATGATTCTTTTGCAGCATTAAGATATGCAAATCCTTTCAGAATTGGAAGTCGCCAAATTATTTCTACTAGCACCTCTGCTGCTCAATTTGTAGCTAAAACTGGTAACGCAGCAAATTCAACAAATCCTTGGCTATATGCCGTAACACCTGATAGTGGTAGCCCAAATATTGCTACTTCATTTTGGCAATTACCAACAAGAGTTATCGCTGCTCAACTACCTATTCGTAGCGCAGTATTAGATGACATCAATTATTTAGAAGAAACTGTTGTTCAAGATTTAATGCTTGAATTTAGTCAATTAGAAGCAGCAAGTATGGCGCTTAACAACGATCAGGCTGGTTCTGTAACAACATCAACTGGCGGAACTAATGGTTTAAGAGGTTTGGCTTATTACAATGAAAGCACTTCAGCCGCTTCTTATGGTTCAAGTGGCAATGCAATTACTGATGGCATTCATACAGTATTAAAAGAAGAATTTCCAAATGCAGCTATTACTTATGATGACATTGTAAATACGGCAAATCTATTACCAAGTCAATATTGGGCTTTACCTACTACTGCTTGGCATTTACATCCAGCATTAATAGCACAATTAAGAAAATTAAAAGGTTCTACAGGTGGCGCTCCAATGTTTGTAGAAACAGGAACAGAAGATGGTGGCTCATTAGTGTTTTTATTTGGATTCCCTGTAATTGCAAATCCATATTTAGAAACACCAGCTGCTGGTTCTTTATCAGGCGTGTTAGCAAATTGGGATAGATTCTTAACTATTGCTGATGCAGAAGAAATGATTATTAAACGCTTTGACCAAACACAACCAGGCACAGTAACGCTTTATGCAGAGAAAAGATTAGCAAGCTCAATTCGCGATCCATTTGCTGGAGTTTATTTAATAGGGGCGTAATAAATGAGTGATACATTAGGACAGGTTCAATATGGAAGCACTCGTAATCCGTTCAACTATGATAAGTTTGAGCAGATTAATCGTGCTTTAACGACAGGATGGCTAACATTAGAAGAAATTACCCAACAATTAAATTTGTTTGGTGACGAATCTCAAGATGCTTATTTAGAAGGCTTGGAGTTAGCAGTTCGTATGCATATCGAAGATTATCTTGGTATGCCTATATTTCCTGTTTCGTATCGCGCGTATTATGGTATAAGTTCTATCTATGCAAGCCCTGTTTGTTTAGATTTGCCACAAGTATCTTATAAAGATAGTTACAATTCAGGTGGCGTTGTTATTAATAGTGTTAAATATTATAACGATGACACTCCTGTTACCCTTACTACTTTAGCAAGCTCTAACTATTCTTACGATCCTACAGGTAACAAAGTAATTTTACCTAATGGCACTCCGTCAGATGTAAATGTAAATGTAACATCGCCTATTGTTATTGAATATACAGTTAATCCTAACTTTTTACAGGCTTATCCTGTTATTAAACAAGCGGCTTTATTATTGCTAACTCATCTATATAACAACAGATCAGAAACAACTTTAAGTAAGTTACAAAATATTCCTTATGGAGTGGATGCTCTTTTAAGACCTTATAAACCATTGGTGATGTAAATGGCTATTAAACGCTACGAGAATGTGGATGTTAATGATTTAACATTTGGCACTAATGCCTATGGTGATTATACAACTACAATAACAAAGAAATTTACTACTAGACCATTGGTTTCTGATGTAAAGAATTCTCTTGCTATTACAGAAAGGTATCGTATATACCAAGATTTAATTCAATTTACTTTTAATTACACACCTAATTTAAAAGCTATTGTTGATAATCAAAATTTATATTCGATTACTTGGCGAAATAAAGATTGGCGTATTACTGATGCTATAGAAGCTAACGACAGAATGTCAGTAACTTTAATGTGTTACCGATCCGATCCAGTAACAAGGGTATAAAATGGCTACTCAACAAAATGTCAATCAGTATGCAAAGGCTATACAGGCGCAATTAAGTGGTATAATACCAACTGTTCCTGTGTATGCTAACTTCAACAGAAATTTTGCTACACAAAATGACTTTGTTACTTGGCAATTAAGAAATGTGCATCAACCTGTTTATACAGGGCAAACGCAAAGTGTAAAGGGTATTGATACACCTACTTTTCAAATAAGTGTATTTTCTACCACAATGGAAAATAGTTTTTTAACTGCAAATACTATATTGCAGTCATTACATGGTTATAGTGGATTATTTGGTGGCGCTACTTATGGTTTTCAAATATCTAAAGCGGATGTAATGTGGTTATATAATGGATACGACAATGAAATCAATCTGTTTAATATATTTATGGATTGCACGATATATATACCAACATAAGATTTTTTAATTTTTAATGTGGAGAAATAATTATGGCATTACCAAATAAAGTTTTACCAGGGTTTAGCGCATCGCTTTATGCACAATCAGGCGCAACACCAACTGCTCTTTCAACGGCTAATCTTTCTGTTTATGCTTCAACATCAGGCATTGCAGTTTCAGGAAACTTATTACCTGTAGAAGCTATCCCAGCATTTGGTCAAGATGATGCAGTAGCAAACTTTAATGTGGCTGGTTCTCGTCAATCTGACAAGATTCCTACACAAGCTGCTCCTACTTCAATGACAATTACTGCTGCTTGGAATCCTTCTGATGCAAATCTTCTTCAAATGAGAGCTGATGCTTACAATGGCACTATTGATAGAACATTTGTTATATCTGCTACTGATGGCACAAATATTGTAAATTACGCATTTAATGGTCGCGTAGGTCAATTCACAGTTGATCCTAATCCAACTGCTGAAGCAAAATGTATGTTTACTGTGCATCCGCGCGGCAATCAATATGGTTGGTCAAACAACGCTTAATAAGGATTAATAATGAAATTATCTGAAGCTATTGAGTTATTAACAACGACTTATCAAAGCCTTGATTCTGTGGCTTCAGGTTTGTCAGTTGATGCTAAAGAAGTTAATGACGCTTTAAATAAAGCCGATAAAGATAGCGCAGAATATGTTGCGTTACAAGCTTTAGCAAAATTTAATCCTTATGAAAACACAAAAAAAGAAAAGGTAAAAAAAGATGACGACTACGATCAAGAATAGTGATGACTTATTAAGTTATTTGGTATCCCAAGCTAATTCAGGTCAAAAAAATTGGTTTGGGTTTGCCCAACAACGCTTAACAGGTATTAATTTAGCGCATGAGATAGCAAAGAATCATGCGGATAAAATGTCGCCTGAAGAATGTGTTGATTATGCTATTAAACTTAATAATGCGGTTTACCATAAAATAATTAAGGCAGATTAATGGCTACAACCTTTGAAATAAAAGGTTTAAAAGAAACCCTTGAAGTCTTTGAAGAATTAAGAAATGACATTGGGGATAAAAAAGCTACAAGTAAAGTTTTAATCCCAGCAGTTAGAGATGCTATGAAGCCTGTATTGGCTATGGCAAAAGCATTATCACCTAAAGATACAGGAACATTGGATCGTTCGCTTTATATTACCGCAAGGCGACCAAGTGGAAAAGATAAACAATCAAGATATGTAAAATACCAAGATTCTGTCATATCTTTAGTTTCTACCAAACCAATTCCTAAATCTTTAAAAAATAAATTTAAGGCTTCTCATGGACACCTTAAAGGCGCTGAATATAAACAAGCTAGAAAAGCTTATTTTACAGAACAAGGTTATCTTGCTGATGGCAGAGCGGCAGCTAATGAATTTGGAACTGCCAAAATGTCAGCTCAACCATTTTTAAGAACATCTTTAGAATCACAAGCGCAATCAGTAAGTGCAACACTAGGTCAAATTTTAAAACAAAAGATTGAACAATATAAGGCAAAAAATATATGAGTAAATTAGGATCAGCATTAGGTAAGAAATATGAAGAAAACAAAATTTCAATTCTTACTAGAACTTTTGAATTAGGCAATCATACTTTTAAAGTTAGAGTGCCAAGTGTAAAAGAAATTGAATCTATTTATGAATACTTTAAAAATCCTGACGAAAAAGAAATAGAAGAAATTTATCAAGAATTAAGTAAAGATTTAATTAAGTTTAAAGACGAAGCTGGCGATAATGTAGAATTTAAAGATAATGACATTATTGTTGATGGCAGATCAATTAAAGAAGCGGCTAAAAATAAAGCCACCATTCAACACAGAATTGTTGAATATATTAAATTTTTAATTCCTGAAGATGGACAAACATTAGAAGGCATTGAATACAAAGATGTGGAAGCTGAATTTCCATTAGCTATTCAATTAACTTTAGTGGATAAAATTAATGAAGTTATAGCGCCTGATTATAAGGAAGCTCGTTTAAAGTAATTGGCTCATTAAGAACTCAAGTTCGCGCAGCACTTATTTTTAATGGGCATACACAAGATACTATAAACGCACTAGATGAAGCTACAATGCATGAAATTATGGTTATGTATGCTGATGGTGCTTTAGGAAATAAAAGTGTAGCAGTAGGGCTAGGAACACTTACCGCAGGCGTTTTTAATTATCTGCGAGCAAGCAATAGTCAAACTTATAAACTTAAAGATATATTAGGCGCAACTTATCAATATTATTATAATGAGCCTGAATTATCCGCAAGTGAAGCACTACTCACCTTTATAAGCCAAGCACAAGGGTTTGATGTAAACAAATTTAAAAGGTAAGTAAAATGTCTTTAATTTCGAGATTAGGTGTTGTTTTAGGACTTGATGCTGGCGAATTCAATAAGAATTTAGGCATAGCTCAAGAACGCCTTAAAGGATTTAATCAATCTATAATTACCTCTCGATTAGGTCTTGCTGCAATTGCCACAGGTTTTGCAGTAGCCGCAACTTCAGCAGTTCGCTTTGCTGATGGTATTAATGATGTTGCTCAATCTTCCGAACTTTCTGTTCAAACTGTTTTAAGACTTAACGAAGCTTTAGTAACTAATGGTGGTAAATCTGATGCCGCCGCTCAAATGGTTACTAAATTTAGCCGTAGCGTTTATGAAGCTAATCATCAAAATGAAGACATGCAAAAAGCTTTTCGAAAGCTTGGCATATCTATGGAAGATTTACGCACCAAATCTATGGAGCAATTGCTTTCTAAAGGGCTTAAAGGATTTAAAGAATTAAGAGATGTAACTGAAAGAACAGGTGTTGCTTTTGATGTATTTGGAAGATCAGCTAAAGGTGTTGATTTAAGTGGCGCAGCAGATACATTTGAAAGAAATAAAAAATCTTATAAAGACGCGCAAGCAGCTTTTGAATCAATAGGCAATGCACTAGATAATCTTCAAAGAATATCAGACACTATGAAGACAGGCTTTGCTATTCAAATAGGTGGGGCTTTTGAATACATAACAGATAAAGCTATTGAATTTTATAATACGATGGCAAAAATTAAGAATTTTCTTAATGAGAATTTAGGTGCTTTTGCTAAATTTGTTCCTGGCGCTGCTTATATGCCTAACCAAGAAATTGCAACAAAGGGCAAAGGAAAATCTGTTAATTTTGAAGAAGAAATAAATAGAGAGCAAGAAGTAAATAAAGAAATTCTTAAAAGAATGAAAATGCAAGAAGAATTTTATAAAAAAGAAATTCAAATATCCGAAGCCAAAAGACAAAGAAACCAAAAAGAAGCAGAGTTAATTTTCTTAACAGAAAATGAAAGAAAGCTACAACTTGATCTATTTGACATTGAACAAAAGCGTCAATTACTTCTTGTTGAAAAGAAAATGAATAAAGAACAAGCTGCTGAATGGGCGCAATCAGAAAAGAAAAGAGCGCAAGAAGAATATCAAACTGCACAATCACAAAGAACTTTTGAATTTGGTTGGCGCAAAGCTTATGCTTCTTATGTTGAAAATGCTACCAATGCAGCCAAAATGGGCGAACAAGCTTTTGTATCTGTAACTCAAAATCTTGAAGCTGCTTTAGATAATTTTGTATCAACAGGCAAACTTAAATTTGGTGATCTTGCTAGAAGCATTATTGCTGATCTTATTAAGATTCAAATGCGCGCTCAAATGACTTCTATTTTTGGTTCTATTGGAAAGTTATTAGGTTTAGGCGGTGGTGGTAGTAGTAGTGGATTATTTGCAACTGCACCAAGCGCTGGCGGACTTAAATTATTTGCTGATGGCGGATCGCCACCTGTTGGAGTGCCTTCTATTGTAGGTGAAAGAGGTCCTGAATTATTTGTGCCTAGCACTTCAGGAACTATTATTCCTAACAATCAACTAGGATCAGCTATGGGTGGACAACCTCAAGTGGTGTATAATGGACCTTACATTGCTAATATGAATGCTATTGATACACAAAGCGCTACGCAATTTTTAGCTAAAAATAAAACCGCAGTATTCGCAGCTAATCAATCTGCACAAAGGTCATTGCCACAAAGCAGATAATACAAAGGATAAGATAAGATGATTGACAATTGGTTTGATCGCGAAAATGCTTTAGAACAAAATGATGAGTTATCTAACTTTTTAAAATATTGGTTAGAACATAAACCCTTTCAACCACCATTTGATTCTAATGCAGTTAATATTACTGAAGATAATGTTATTGCAACTGTTCTTTATCGAGAAGATAATTTTCAAGTGCAATTAGTTACAGTTAGACCTAATACAGAAATTATTGATCATATTCATCCTAATGTGGATAGCTTTGAAGTTTATCTATCAGGTGAGATTGCATTTAGGCGTAATCAAAAAAAGATTACAGGCAAAAAGTTTTGGCGTGAACATAATAAAACTTGCGCTTATTTTGGATACTTTATTCGAGTGAATGCTAATGATTGGCATGGTGCTACAGTAGGCAATATGGGCGGATCATTTTTAAGTGTGCAACATTGGAAAAATGGAGCTAACCCATCTTCAGTCCATTGGGATTGGGAATATAAAGATAAAACAAAAACTACAAGAACAAGAAGACTTGTTAATTCTTAATTAGAAATTATAACTATGGCTACATTAAATCAAATATTAGCAATTGCAGAATCCGTTGGCATTAATGACCATCGCTTTATTGGTCAAACTATGAGCCGAAATCAGCGTATTGCTACTTCAGAAATTATCACAGTTCAACCTTTTATGTTTGACATGAAGCCAATGAATTATTTGCTTTATAGTCAAAATAGAGCTTTATTATCTAACTTGCGTTCTGTGGATCGCCAATTTGAATCTTACTTAAATTTTGGTTCTACAGGCTGGTGGAATTATATTGCTTATCAAGGCGATATGTCCTCTGCTCAAATTAGCGCTTGTCAATATCAAACATCTTCAGCAAACAAAACTATTGTATTGGGTTCGCTTCCAAGCATATCTTCAACTGCATACATTGTTAAGACTGGAGATTTCTTACAAATTAATCGTTATGCTTATATAGCAACTGCTGATGTTTTGCGAGGGACTGGATCAACTGTTAATATTCCTGTTCACAGAACCATTATGACTACATTAACAAGCGCTATGACCGCAGTTATAGGTCAATATGGCATAACTCAATCATTAGGTGGCAACACTTACATTGGCGTTACCTTTCCTGTTATTTTGCAAGAATATCCAACTTACTCATTTGTTCCAATGACTAACGATTCATTCATAGCATGGAATGGATCATTTAAAGCGGTAGAAGCGGTTTTATAATGGATAATATAGTTCCATTACAAAATACGAATAATATAAGGATTGCAGACTTTGTAAGAATTACAACTGCTTCCGCTACCTATCGTTCTGCTACAACCGCAGTTCCATTAACAATCCCAGCCGTTGATGCACTTCCATTTGATGCACTTGGCACGCTAGTTAAAATTGGTGATGTTCAACGCGACATTAAATCAACCGCAAACGAAACATCAATTACTTTAGTTGGTCTTGATACCGCACAATTAGGATGGGTATTAGGACATGATATTAAAGGTTCTTTAATTGAAATGTGGCATGGTTTCTTTAATGATAATAACGAATTAATTACCACAGGCGGCACAGGCGGTCTTTATAAATTCTTTACAGGCTATATTAGTTCTTTCCAAATATCAGAACAATATATGGAAGAAGCTAAAATGTATGTAGGCGTTATAACTGCTTCAGCATCTAGTATTCAAATTATTCTTCAAAATAGAACCGCAGGTCGTTATACCAATGATAATGCTTGGCAATATTGGAATAGTGGCGATACATCTATGAATCGAGTTAATTTTATTGAAACCATTAACTATGCTTTTGGGAAAGATGTTTGATAAGATTAGCTAACAGATACGATAACGATAAGATAATGGAATTGTTAAGGGAGTTTTGTTTTAATTCAAATAACCCGATAACTAACGATTCATTTAATTGGTCAAAAACTTATACGGAACAAATATTAAATACTTTATACGCTGGGCGTGGATTTGTATTAATAGATGAAAAGCAAACAGGTATTTTAATAGCGGCTAAATTTCAATCATTTTGGCGGCAAGATAAAATCCAATTACAAGAAATAATGCTTCATAGTAATAACAAATTTGTTATTGTTAGATTGATAAAAGAGTATATAAAGATAGCAAAAGAAATGCTTAATAAAAATGAAATACAACAAGCTATTATGGCTTCTTATGAAGATTATGGATTTGAAAGATTTGGTATGGTTAAACTAGAACAACATTGGGAAATTAAATGATTGGTTTTATAATCAATTTTATTTTATTTTATACCATTTGCAGTAATGCCTATGCTGGTGGAGCTATTGTTGCCGCATTAGTAAGTGAAGCATTTGCCGCAACTGTTATGGGGCAAATTGTAGCTTTTGCAATTAATATGGTTGCATCATCTATTCTTTCTAAAGTCTTTGCGCCTAGCGCACCTGGTCAAGATAATCTTAATGCCCAACAACCTAATCCTGGCAATCGCCAACAATTAAGCCCTGCTGGTGATAATAAACTTCCTGTTGTTTATGGATCAGCTTATGTAGGCGGAATTATTACTGATATGTCTATCTCTGAAGATAATCAAGATATTTATTGGGTAATGGCATTATCTGAAGTAACCAATTCTGAATCAGGTGGCACGCCTGATGTTATAACTTTTGGAAATATTTATTGGGGCGGTAAAAAGGTTGTATTTAGCACAACTGCTGGGCAATTATCAAAAGTAACAGGTCTTTTAGATGAATCCACAGGCGAAACTCAAGATGTAACAGGATATATGGATATATATCTTTATAACAATGGATCAGAAAGTCCAACTAATACATCGCAACCTGCCTATGATGTATTAAGCGCAACTAATCTAATTTATAAATGGAATAATACAAAGCTAATGAGTTCATCCGCTTTTGCTATTGTTCATATTAAATACAATCAAGATAGAAATTTAACAGGATTAAATCAAACTCGTTTTCAATTAACCAATTCTCGTCATGCGCCAGGCGATTGTTTTTTAGATTACTTTACAAGCACAAGATATGGCGCGGCAATACCTTTAGCTAATATTAATACAAGCTCATTAACTGCTTTAAATACTTATTCTAACGCATCATTTACTTATACTGATTACAATGGCAATACAACTACTCAACCTAGATTTACATTTAATGGATCAATAGATACTAATCTAAAGATTATGCAAAACATTCAAGCAATGTCAGATTGTTGTGATTGCTTGGTTAAATACAATGAAATAGCTGGAACATGGGGAGTGGTTGTTCAAACTCCAACTTATACAGTAGCTATGGACATTAATGATACTAATATGATTGGTGGCATTACAGTAAGCCCTATTGATCTTAATAACTCATTTAATGTTATTGAATGTAAGTTTCCTGACGGAACGGCTAAAGACAGTTTTAATTCTGCTACCTTTGATTTGGCTACAGTTAATCCAAGTCTTTTATTTGCTAACGAGCCTGTCAATAAACAATCTGTTAATTTATATTTAACAAACAATTCTGTAACTGCTCAATATCTTGCAAATAGAATGCTTGAAGCGGCAAGAGAAGATTTGCAACTTCAAGTAGAAATTAACTTTACAGGTCTTCAATTAGAAGCAGGTGATATAGTTACAGTAACTAATGCTAACTATAGTTGGGCAGCCAAACTATTCCGCATTAATAAAGTTATTCAAAAATTTAGTGATGATGGAAAAGTAACTGCAACATTAAACTTAATGGAATTTAATCCAGCCGTTTATGATGATATTAATGTTACCGAATTTACACCTAGCCCAAATACAGGCATTGGTAGCCCTGTTACATTTGGAACTGTTCCCGCACCTGTAGTTAGCGCATCATATCCATCAATTACAATTCCTAGCATTTTTGTAACGCCTACAACTTCAAGCGCAGGTATTACACAATATGTTGAGATATGGTATTCAGTTTATCAATACCCTACAACTAGCCAATTAATATTTGGTGGCACTACCGCTATTCAACCTAATGGCAATCCTTATACAATTAACTATACAACATCACCTGTTGAATTATCAGGATTACCTTCAGGCGATTATTATTTCTTTAGTAGAATGGTCAATAGCCTTGCTACAAGTCCATTTAGTTTAGCTTCTACAGTATTAAAATGGCGACCAAGAACATTTCAATTTCCATTTCAATATATATCCGTAGCTTATGCAGACGATATAAATGGCGGTGGTTTTAATTTAAATCCTAGAAACAAACTTTATTATGGTATTTATAATCAAGCAGGCACAACGCCTTCAAGTAATCCAGCAGATTATTATTGGACTTTAGCCGATCCAGCTTTTGGCACTAATATATATTTAATCTTTGCTAATCGTCAAAATCAAACCTTTAGTTTTGATACAGACTTTGCAACATACGCTTCAGGATCAGGTTCTTTTGTTCCTACAACTACTGCTAAATTTGATCCTAAACTATGGTCAGCTTTACCTGATGGCACAAATATTATTGACTTGCAACCAACGACAGGTCAGTTTATTGGCACAGGAACAACAACAACAGGCACAGGACAGATTAGAGTTATTAATACAGGCGATGGTCAAGTCGTAGCGTCATTAGATCAATTCCTAGATTTTGGTGGACCAACTACAAAGACAGGATCAGCTTCAACATTAACGATTGATATCTATGGTCGAGTGGTAGGCTTTACAACGCCTGATGACTTTTTTATGACTATTCAAAACTTTACGGCAACAAGTGGTCAAACAGTCTTTACGCCTTCATCAAGGGTTGCAGGTTATATTGCAGGTCAAGATTTAATCTTTATTAATGGTGCATTATTATCCACTTCAGATTACACAGAAACAACATCAATATTTACTTTAAATGTAGGTGCAACTGTAGGTGATATAGTAACTTCAGTTTCAATGAGAGCGGTATCAAGCGGTGTTTACTATGCCCCAACTTATCTAATTGTTTCAAATGTTGCTTCTAATGTTGTTACTTATGATTCAGCACAATTGCCATTCCAATTAATTAATGTTGGCGATCAATTAAGCTTTACTAATGTTGGCACACCGACACTTTACACAGTCACAGGTATTAATTATACAACTAGACAAATAACTTTTAGTGGAGCAGTAACGGCTTCTGTAGGCGATAGCATATTTAACTATAGAGCTTCAGGTGCATCTTATCCTGTATTTAGCCGATATGAAGTTGATTTAACTTCAGCTTCATCTTACACACCTACCGAATGGGCTTTTGAATCAGGTTACGAAATACCATTTATGAATGGCACAATTGTTCCCGATCAGGATTATGACATTGTAGGAAATACTTATACAAACTTGCCTTCTACCACTACAGGCAAATTAGCTATTATTCAATTTAGTGGAAATAATACGACAACACCAACAGGAACGCCTGTGAATGCAATCACTTTCACTAATGTTGGTCAAACTAGCTATTCATTTAATTTTACAAGTGGGGCTTTAAATATATACGCAAATGGTGTATTATACAAAACAGGGGTGGATTATACGACTGCTACAAATAGCTATACCCTAGCGAATACACCGAATAATAATATTACTGTTTTACAACAACAATCATTCGCTCGCGCAGGTGCGGCATAAGGGGAAAAAATGACACAAGCCTTTAATTTATCACAATTTGCAAACAATGTTAATACAAGTGGATTAGCAAGTTTAACCACAGGTGTTACAGGCACTTTGCCAACCGCTAATGGCGGAACAGGAACAACATCATGGGTAGCTGGCACAAACTATGTAGCACCCGCAACTGCCACTAACTTTACTGCTCAACAATATTTTGGCAATGTAGCCCTAACCGATGCGGCTACAGTAGCATGGGCGGCTTCAACTGCACAAACGGCTACTTTTACTTTTGTTACATCCAATAGAACTATGGGCGCACCTTCAGGATTAGTGAATGGCGCTTTCTATGCTCTAGCCGTTATTCAAAATGGTGGCTCAAATACTTTAACTTGGAATGCAGTATTCAAATGGACAGGTGGCGTTGCGCCTACATTATCTACAGGTGCGGCAGCAAGAGATTATTTTGTATTTAGATCAGACGGCACAAATCTATACGAACAAGGTCGCTCATTAGGTGTTGCATAAGATAAATTTAAAAGGATAAAACAATGCTTAATTATAGTGCCAATGGTCCTTCAGGTTATAACTTAACTAATTCTTTAAGAATTAGAAATAGTGCATCCGCTTATTTAGAAAGAACGCCATCAACAACAAGTGGAAATCAAATTTTTACTGTAAGTTTTTGGGTAAAAAGAGGATTGCTAGGTGTAAATACAGGTGCGGGACAAAATATATTTTTTGCTTTCCAAGATGGAAGCAATGCAGATGCAATAGGTTTTGATGCTTCAGATAGATTTCAAATTCCATTTTTTGATGGTGGTGCATATAACATATTTTTAGCAACTACACAAGTATTTAGAGATCCATCAGCTTGGTATCACATTGTTGTTGCTATTGATACTACGCAAGCTACAGCATCAAATAGGGCAAAAATATATGTTAATGGAAATCAAATAACATCATTTAGCACAGCCACTTATCCTTCTCAAAATGCAACATTTGCATTTAATAAAAATGTATTGCATGTATTAGGTGCTGGTTATTATTTTGGATACAGTTCATATTCCGATTTATATTTAACCGAAATTAATTGGATAACAGGACAAGCCCTAACGCCATCATCATTTGGCAATTACAATTCAGTAACAGGTGTATGGCAACCAGCTAAATACACAGGCACTTATGGCACTAATGGATTCTATTTGCCGTTTACTGATATAGCTTTAACAAGTGGCTCTAACGCAGGTCTAGGTAAAGATTTTAGCGGTAACGGAAACTATTGGAATACTACCAACATATCTGTAACTGCTGGCACAACCTATGATGCTATGATTGATGTGCCTACTTTGACATCATTAACAGTTGCTAATTATTGTGTTTTAAATCCTTTAAATAAAGACACTTCTATTACTGTTACAAACGGAAATTTAGCCGCTTCTGCTGGCGGAACTAATATTGGTGTTACAGGATCGTTTGCAATTTCTAGTGGCAAATGGTATTGGGAAATTACACAAACTGCTGGCGGAGTGGCAACATCTAATATTATAGGTATTACAGATTCAACACTTCCAGCTAAAACTGCTGGATTAACTACAAACAGTTATGGTTATGGAACAGGCACTACTGCATTTAAATGGAATGCTGGAACTAATACTGCTTATGGTGCAAATTGGACTAATGGTGATGTTATTAGTGTAGCTTTTGATGCCGATGCTGGAACAATTACATTCTATAAAAATAATGTAAGTCAAGGAACTGCATTTACAGGAATATCAGGAACATTTTATCCTGCATTTGGTTTTCAAAATACTTCTGCTTATGCAGTAAACTTTGGACAACGACCTTTTGCTTATACTCCACCTAGCGGCTATTTAGCATTAAACGCATTTAACTTACCTTCAAGCACCATTCCTAAAGGTAATACTGTGATGAATGCTATATTAAAAACTGGGACTGCTTCTGCATTTACAGTATCTTCTTTAAATTTTAAACCTGATTTTTTATGGGCAAAATCAAGAGCTACTGCTTTTAGCAATCTTTTAATTGATAGTGTTAGAGGTGGCGATTCTTATCTAGTTTCTGATGCTAATTCAGCAGAAGTAACTGGACAAGATGCAGTTACATCATGGAATTCTAATGGATATACTGGCGGAACTTTAGGTGGTAGTTTTAATGCTAATGGTGATTCAGAAGTAAATTGGTTATGGCAAGCTGGACAAGGAACAACATCATCTAATACTTCAGGCACTATTACATCTACTGTATCTGTAAACGCAACTGCTGGATTTAGTATTGTTAGTTTTGCATATCCCGCAGTTGGGGGTCAAACTATTGGACATGGACTTGGTGTTGCGCCTAAAATGATTTTTCTTAAATCAAGAAGCACCGCAACTTTATGGGTTGTTTATCATGCTTCAACGGGAAATACAGGATATTTCTCATTAAATACATCAGATGCTTTTTCAACAAATATCACAGTATGGAATAATACAAGTCCAACTTCTTCTGTATTTACACTTGGCTCGGGTTTTACATCTGCGGGATACGGAGCTAATGGCATTGCTTATTGCTGGGCAGAAATAGCAGGGTTTAGTAAGTTTACGAGCTATACTGGTAATGGAAGTGCTGATGGACCATTTGTATATTGTAATTTCAGACCTAAATTTGTTATGATTAAAAGAACAGTAAATGCTGGTGGTAGTTGGGCAATTTATGATTCTGCTAGAAACACATACAATGTGGCAAACTTAAGTTTATATCCAAATTTAAGTAGTGCAGATGATACTTATGATGTGCTTGATTTTACTTCCAATGGCTTTAAAATAAGAACTTCTTCATTAGGTGTAAACCAAAGTGGGGATACATTTATAGTAGCTGCATTTGCAGAAAACCCATTTAAAAACGCTTTAGCAAGATAATTAACAAAGGAAAAATTATGGCTTTTTTATTAGACGGAAAAACAATTCAACAAGGTGTAGCTTTTACAGACGCAGATGGCAATCAATATCCTGCTAATTGGCTTAACCTTTCAAGCGCAGAGGAAAAAGAAGCTATTGGTATTACTGAAATAGCTGATCCTGAAATCTTTGATAACAGATTTTATTGGGATGCTGGCTTACCTAAAGCACTTGATGACAAAGAAGAAGAAGATGAATCAGTCACTAAAGGTCTTAAAACTAACTTTGTTGCACAAATTAAAGATACAACTAACAAATTACTAGCTTCTACAGATTGGTATGTCATTCGTAAAGCAGAAAGAAATATTGATATTCCTACTGACATTGCTGACAAAAGAAATGCTATAATTACAGAATCAAATAGATTAGAAACTGAAATCAATAAAGTAAAAGATGTTGAAGCATTGATTGAAGTATTAAACACACAAAACTTTAAATAAGATAATACCATCCGCATTGCGTCAGAGAGATGCTTGCGTTATTAACCTTGTAAGGAAACCAAATGGCTATCTTTAATAAAAATACACTTCAACAGGTATCGGGCTTTGATAATGAAATTATTGCTGGCGAACTTGTTTATAATCAAAAAACTTTTTGGAATTTAGCATTTAATTCTGATGGCACACCTGTTAATTTAACAGGCGCTACTATTGATGCTTCTATTATTCGCAGACAGTTATCTAACATCCATGATTCTCGCTATGGTCTTACTTTTGATATAGCAGATTACTCACCACCACCAAGTCCTGTATCTTTAACTATTGCAAATAGGGTTGATGCTTCAGGAACTTTTACTCTTATTATTGACGAATCAACATGGTCAGTTATATCAACTGATCCACAATTAGATATTAACGCTGAAAACTGCGTAGGCTTTTCAGGTCGCATTAAAATTTCATTCCCAGTTTCAGGTTCAACTCCCGCTCAAGATATGATTATCTTTTTACTATTCCTAGTTCGTTCTGATGGCGTGGTGAACTAACATGGCTAATTATTCTATTGATGTTGTTGATAGCAACAATATAACAGTAGAAGTAACGCCTACTTCTACAACTGAAATTACTATTGATCGTGGAGTGCAAGGCGCTTCAGGTCAATCAGGTTATAGTGGTTATTCAGGCTATAGCGGTGTATCAGGCGCTTCAGGTATATCAGGATTTAGTGGCATAAGCGGTTATTCAGGTTTTTCAGGAATTAGTGGTTGGTCAGGCGCTAGTGGTATAAGTGGAGCTTCAGGCATATCAGGTTGGAGTGGTGCAAGTGGCACAAGCGGATTTAGTGGTATATCAGGATGGAGTGGTATATCAGGATTTTCAGGATATAGCGGAAGTGGCATTAGTGGATGGAGTGGCTTTAGCGGAATATCAGGTTGGTCAGGATTTAGTGGCATTAATGGTTTAAGTGGATATAGCGGACAAAATGGCGCAGAGGGTATAAGCGGCTATTCAGGTTTTTCAGGATTTAGTGGCGAGGTTGGAACTTCAGGATTTAGCGGCTATTCAGGCATTTCAGGCTATAGCGGAATTAGCGGAACTAATGGCGTAAGTGGAGCTAGTGGTTTTAGCGGATATTCAGGTGCGGTTGGTGCAAGCGGAACTTCAGGCTATTCAGGATTTAGTGGTATAAATGGCGAAAGCGGATATTCAGGAATAAATGGTTCAAGCGGTCTATCAGGTTATAGCGGATATAGCGGACTGGTCGGCGCTTCAGGCATATCAGGATTTAGTGGCTATAGTGGAACAAGTGGCTATAGTGGCGCAGTAGGCGCAAGCGGAACAAGTGGTATATCAGGCTATAGCGGATTTAGTGGCGCACAAGGTCAATCATCAAGCTTTTTTGAATATGATGCTCATACAACATCAACTTCAGGCTACCCAGGCAATGGTAAAATTAGTTGGGATAATGCAACTCAAGCAAGTGCAACTATAGTTAATGTTTCACACTTAACTAAAACTAATGTTGATATAGATATTTATTTAGCTTTATTAACCAACACAGAACAATTTGTAATTCAAGATCAAAATGCAAGTATTAATTCTCAAACTTGGCAAATTAATGGCACACCAATTAATTACAATGCTGGCACTTCAACCTCTTATTGGGCTTATCCTGTTACTTTAGTATCAAGTAGTGGCACAGGCACTACAAACTTTGCAAACAATCATAATTTAATTTTAGCACTTGTTAATGGTGTATCAGGCGTATCAGGGTTTAGCGGATATAGTGGCTATAGTGGATTTTCAGGCGCACAAGGAACTAGCGGATTTTCAGGTTATAGCGGTGCAGTTGGAACTCCAGGTCTTTCAGGTTATAGCGGATATTCAGGATATTCAGGCGAACAAGGTTTGTCAGGCTTTAGCGGAATCAATGGTGCTAGTGGAACAAGCGGATTTAGCGGAACTAACGGAACAAGCGGCGCATCAGGCTTTTCAGGATATTCAGGTTTTAGTGGAGCAGTAGGCACAAGTGGGTTTAGTGGCTATAGCGGAACTAATGGAACTAATGGTGATTCAGGCTTTAGTGGATATTCAGGTCTTTCAGGATTTTCAGGAATAAGCGGATATTCAGGTTGGAGTGGCGAACAAGGCTTTTCAGGCTATAGTGGTATTAACGGAACTTCAGGCATTAGCGGATTTAGTGGCGCTAACGGAACATCGGGTTTTAGTGGATATTCAGGAAGTGGATTTAGTGGCTATTCGGGATATAGTGGTTATAGTGGTGCTGATGGAGCATCAGGCATAAGTGGTTATTCAGGCTTTAGTGGTGCGAATGGCGCAAGTGGTTTTTCAGGTTGGAGTGGCATAAGCGGTTATAGTGGCACATCAGGGTATTCAGGTTATAGCGGCGTAGCTCCCAATGCAACTTATATTAGAACTCAATTTGCTGCAACGGCTGGGCAAACTGTATTTACTGTTGCTTATACTGTTGGCTATCTTGAAGTATTCCAAAACGGAACATTCCTAAAATTAGGCACAGATTATACTGCAACTAATGGCACTTCATTTACTTTAGCTACAGGTGCTACACTTAATGATGTTGTTGAAGCGATTGCTTATAACACAATTAATATTGCCACACCTGCAATGATTTACAATACATTTACTGCAACGGCTGGACAAACATCATTTACAACAAGCAATACTTATACTGCAAATAAAATTCAAATATCAGTTAATGGTGTAGAATTAGTTAATGGAAGTGATTGCACAGTTAGCGGTGGCACTACATTTACAACAACTGCATTAGCACTAAACGACAGGGTATCAGCAATATATCCAATATAAAGGATTAACATGGACAAGATAACACAAGATGCTTTAGCATACTTTAAGAAGTATGATCGAAATCATTACAGATTTTTACTGACAAACAATTATGAGCGGGCAGTTTTTTTAAAAGGCGATCCAGTCTTTCCTAGAGAAACCACTCGTTATCTATGGGCTAACCGCAATCTATTAGGCAAGAATATTCTTGAGATAGGTTGTTCTACAGGTTACGGCTCTCAATTCCTTCCTAA